AAAACAACTTGCTCAAAAACTTATTGCCGATGGATTAACCCAGACATCCAACCTGATCACAATGGGATCAAATGTCATAGCGGCTGAATCAGGCAAGGGTCTATTAGGGGTTGGTATTGCATTGGCTGCTATCGCTGCTTTTGTAAGCATGTTCAGTTCTTTCAAGAATGGGGCATCTAAGAAACTTTACACCGGTGGACCGCTCGATCAGGAAGGCGTGACGGGTTTCGTCAATAAGCAGGGACGTAGCGACCGGAATGGCGGGCGGGGCCATCGTGTGGAAGATAGTAATCTGGTATTAGGCGGTAAAGAGGTTGTAGTAAATGAAAACACAGCCATGCGCCACGGTGATTTTTTGGAGGCATTGAACCGGGGAGAGTTTGATAATGGGGATGGATTGCATTTTGCTATGGGGCACGGTAAAGAGCAGGAGCATTTAACCTCAGTGGTTGGTGCTATGGCAGAAAGACGATCATCCGCAGGTATGGCAGAGGCTATTGCCAGGGCAGTAGGGCAGCATATGTCAGGCCTTGCCAGTGTGATAAGGAATAAGCCGACAAAGTTCTCCTACACGCCTGGGGATATCATTGTAGAGGAATCAAATGGAGTAACAAGGATCAAACAAACGGAAGCAGACTGGAGATGGAAGCCTGAAGCGAGGGGGTGATAATAAAGTTGCCATCTTTATTGTGCAAAACCACCTTTATCGTTAAGCATGTCAGGCTTTTAACCCTTCATTGTCGCTTTCTTAGCTATCAGTATCTCCTCCGCCTTATGGACTAGTCCGGTAAACCGTACTATATCCATTGCCCATAGCTCACTCACAGCGTACACCTCCAGCATCTTACATACGAAGATGACTATATCATTCCATTTACTATCCATGAAGGCGGCAAAGTCAACCATTTGAATGACCGGTACCGGTTTGCCAGCATCTGCCATGTTAAGACCGTGCTGATATTTCTGTCTGAATGTGGTATCTAGGAAGTAGGGCTTGTCTGTGGGGTAGGTCAGCTCAGTGTTATGTCGTTCGGCACGTTTGGATCTGTGACTGATTTTATCCTGTGGTATGCGTTTCCGTAGTTCTCTATTAACGAAAACGCCAAGGTAAAAAAAGAGGCATGATCATAGCCCTCCTTTTGCAGAATGGCTGCTTTTTGATCATGTAGAGCCTGGTCAAACTTACTGACATCTTCCCCGGCCTTATTGATAAAGAGCGCACAGAAATCCACGATATCCAACACCTCCCTCTCATCAAACCTTTTGATTGTGCTTAAGAGGTTCCATGATAATTCCCTGGCCTGACCAATGGCAAATATCATATCATTCCCGGAAGAGGCAAATGTGTATATCTTCGATAGTGCATCATACATCTGCGAGAATGTAACACCAAATGATAATGTTGGCAGTTTCTTCAGGTATTCGACATATCGGACGGTTGATAAAGTATTCTGAATAAAATACTCCTCACCTCCAGCGGTTAGCTTACCGGATGGTATGTCTATTGCTTTTTGTATGGGTTCATTCATGTAGTCTGTGTATCAATGTTTATGGGTTATCTGTATTTGTGGATATAACGCCTCCAGACGGCAGGCTTTTAGCAAACTTTTGACTGGCCAAACTTAATTGATGCATTGCATTTGATAGAGCTGCCATTATCCGAATATATGCATCCATCATTGCAGGCAATGTGAAGGCATGAAATACCCACTTATTCCATGCATGATAAACGATTATCGCAGGAATGCAGCCTATGGCTATACTGATAAAGATAATTGCTGTCATGGGTTTTATTTTTACTGATTAAATACCTTATTGACCAAAGCCGTCACCCATATCGCACAAATCACGATGCAAAAATGGAGAACCGGATCATATGAAAATGTAAAGCAATTAGGGTAATTTCTGCATTTTAATGTAATAGAAATAGGGTAAATCCACAATGCCGCCTGCCCTGCCATACATACAGAACAGGTCAGTAATTTATGCAACCGTGGAAACCTGATAGCCATATCAATATACTTACCCATCCAATCAAGGATATATTCAGGCTGTATGAGTATGATCCATACCTGACCGATTACCATTGAGATGAAAATGATGGTGAGGGCTTCTATCATTCAATTATCTGGTATGTTAAAGTAAATGAGTAATCAGCAGATGATGTAAGTCCATCAACAAAGTATAATTGTGCCTTATTTGCTATGCTGTTACCAATTATAGAACCATATGCGCCCAACTGTGTCGTAAATGTTCCAGCTAAATCTCCGGCTGCACCTAGATTTGATGCGATAGGGAGCGTCATCAACATATGATAAGGGCTAGCGAACTCCGTACATACAGCGGCGAATATTCCGGACACTGTAACGGTATCACCAACCCTCATATATTGGCACTCAAAAGGCGTGGCCGAATCTACTCCACTAAGTCCGCTAAATACGGGAGTATAAACTCCCGATGCTACAACTGTCATATCTTCATTTGTTGGTGTCTCACATCCATCCGCTTCTAATGTCGGATAAGCAGGAGCACAGTTAGGAAATACAAGGCCTGTTATTTTAAATACAAAAGCAAATGCGCTATATTTTTGATGGAATTGCGCCTGATCTTTTGAAAATGTATACTCACTGAATGGAGTACCGTTTACCTCACGCACAAATCGAACATTTAATTTATTGACATAAATCTCATATCCTGCCTGAGCCGCTCCGATATACGGCCATTCTATTTCAACCTGATGATAGATAGCATTAAATAAGGTCTTCATTAATTCAGCCTTTGCGATAGCTGTGCTGCCCTGATGGTTATTGAGCCACACGGTTATCTTGATATCCTGCTCGATATTTACGGCTCTGCGTTGCGGGATATTGGGAGCTATTTCGCTGGTCATATCACCCTCAGCACTGATCAGTATCAGCGAGGTATACCCTTTGTCAGTTGTCAGGACATTAAGCCCGTAATCCTGCACCTGGCAATCTTCAGTTGTGACAAATTCAGCAACAGGGTAAACGATATCGGTAAAACCGTCTTTTGTTTCAACTGATTTTGTCCACGGTTTCACCATATACCCGATCTGATCAGCCCATGCGAGAGCCTGTATATCGGGGACAATGGTAGCGCCTATTATTTTTTCGATCATTGCTTATCTTTTAAAACCTCATTTGCATAGTTAACCAGTAAATCGGTCAGGTTCATTCTTGGATTTGTATACCAATAGTTATAAGCAATGTTGTTTTACCATCACGTTCCCTGCAAATTCACCATCAGCAACCTTCCAACACTCATTCGGTTCTTTATTACTAAATCCTTCCACATCACGCAAATCCGAATAGTGGCAAGTCTTTATATTAAATTGTTTTCCCTTTTGGTTACTGTACCAATAATCATCGGGGCAATCCTCACGCACAACAACACAGCTTATAACAGCGTGTTTATTCAATTGCTCACTTTTGTACTTGTCAACAATCTTTTGTGCTTCTAAATACTCTTTTTCTGTTACCATAATTTTGTAGTTTTAAATCGCAACTAAATAAACACGCAAAACGTTAGCGGCATTTTCGGCGGTGTTTTCCATTATACTATTAGGTGTATGGTTTCTGATAAGGTTAAAGTCATTCTTGCGAATGTGCCATTGTCAGACAGAATTAATGATACTCTACGATCCTTCACCGGACTAATCCTAACTTCCGATATTTCAAGAGCAAGACATTCTCCGTCATTGAGTGTGTTTTCATAACGATACAATGGCTTCGTATCATATTTTTCATATTCGTAATCTTTATATTCTCTTTTGTAAACACGGACACGCTTACCTATTAATGCGTCTGATAATATATGCTGAAATGATTTTGAATCAGTTTTTTCCATCTTACGCCAATTTATGCTTTACCAATACCTTATAAATCCGTTGCCTGTTCAATCGTGATATCAGATTCTTTTCTTCATCTGACTGATCTAAGAATCTACCACTTTGCGCTGTATTAAAGTCAATTAACTTCTGTATCTCCGGATCATCACTGCCGATGATATATGTGATTGACTTATCAGTGGTATCAGTTATCAATGCTTTGATACCTTTCCACATCTTACCTGACAATGAGAAGTTTTTAAAAGCAGTCGGCCTGCCTGTCTCTTTTCTGAATGTTTCATAAGAAAAGAACCAACCATGCTTTTTTTGGATATCCTTCAATTTAGCTATCGGGTTGGTGAAGTTCATCCGCACCAAATCAGGAATATAATGGGGGGCTTTGGTCACCGCTTTTGAATAACCCCCAGTACTGGACCCATCTGATAGCTGCCCTTTATTGATAACCCTGGATGCCACCAATGCCAGATCATCGCTCATTATACGGGTGGTTTCATCCAACCGGTTAGCCTGTATCTCATCAATAGCTGCTTTTAAATTTCTGGCGTGATCTGCGTAAGACATGTAGCAAATGTAACTTTATGTTACAAAAATACTACATTTGTTACATAATATATTTGTTTAATAAGTAGAAAAGTCTATGCGAACCAGTAAACAGGAGTTTCTTGGCATCAAGCAGGTATACACATCCAACTTCCTCCATACCACTTTATGGGCCTACATCACCGGGCAGAGGCAGAAAGGGGTTGATGTCAGTAGTGCCGTACGCTCATTCATTGAGTACTTCGATGCTGACGAACTGGATCCTGTCTCACTTCGCCATGCTTACTATGTGAAAGACAAAGAGTTAAAGAAATGCATGTCCCCCGTTTGTGCCGATATAAAGGCTGTTTTCAAAGAGGACGATGTAGACAAATTATTGATCAAATTTAAAAACGTGCTGACCGATGGCAGATAAGATCGAGGAAGATGATTTTAATGATTTGACCCTAAGCGAAAAGGCCTTTTGTGAGGAATACGTTATCGACTGCAATGCAAAACAGGCGGTAATAAGGTCAGGCCATGACGTAGGGGCACACCACGCATCAAGGCTGATCAAGAAGGGCAAATTCATAAAGTACATTGAATACCTGCGTAAGAATGCAGCAGAGATGGCAGGTGTTACGATTATCAGAAACCTTAGAGAGTTGGCAGTGATAGCTTATCCGGGCAAAGGCAGAGATGCGGAAGGTAACGAGATCGATGTCTACCAGGCTAAACCGATGGACCGCCTAAAAGCGATTGAGGTCATTAATAAGATGTGTGCTTTCAATGCACCTGAAGAGGTTACCATGACCACCAAATCAGAATTGGATGGCAAGACAGATGAAGAACTGGCAGCCATTATCGAGGCAAAGAGGCAACAAAGAAAGGCCCTGAGTGAGTGACCTTATCACTGAATTACAGATTGAAGAAGAACTATTCCGCAGGGATGCCCGGCGGTCAATGGCTCACTTTGTCGCCTATACAAATCCAAAGTACCAATTCAGTTGGCATCATAGGTATACCATAAAACGCCTTGAAGCCTTTGCCCGTGGTGAGATCAAAAGGCTTATGATTCTGGCACCTCCCAGGCATGGGAAGAGTGAGTTAGCAAGTAGGAACCTGCCTGCCTTTTGTTTTGGCATCAACCCAGAGGAAAGGATCATTGCCTGCTCATATTCGGCTGACTTAGCGGCTGACATGAATGCAGACGTACAGCGCATTATGACTAGTGACGCTTATGCTGAATTATTCCCTGAATCAACCCTAAATAAAAAGAACGCTGTTACTGTGCTGCAACCCAAACGGAATAGCAGCCGTTTTGATATCGTCAACCATAAGGGTTATTATTTATCAACCGGCGTAGGTGGGCCTATCACCGGAAAGGGAGCAGACAAAGGCATCATCGATGACCCGGTAAAGAATAAAGAAGAAGCATTCTCACCCGTATTCAGGGAGAAGGTTTGGCAGTGGTATACCTCCACATTTTACACCCGTATGGAGGGCGAAGGTAGTATATGCCTGATCATGACACCGTGGCACGAAGATGACTTAGCCGGGAGGTTGTTAAAGCAGATGAAGGATGACCCAGATGCTGATCAGTGGGAGGTGGTCAGATTGCCCGCCATTGCAACTGATCCGAGGGAATCATACGACCCCCGTAAAATAGGGGAGGCACTATGGCCGGAGAAGTATTCAATTAAAGACCTGAGCCGAATACGATCCATTATCCAGTCACATTTTCAGGCACTGTACCAATTGCGCCCATCTGCCGAAGAAGGTAATATCATCAAAAAGGAATGGTTTGGATATTATAACCCGGTGGAAGTCAAGCCGACAACCGTAAACTTTTACCTTGACACTGCATATACGGACAACAAACAGAATGACCGGACGGCAATACTGGCATGGTTCGTTCGTGACCGTCATATATATGTCAGATCAAGCCGGGCAGTATGGAAGAACTTTCCCGACCTGATTAAATTCCTGAAAACCTATGTTGTTGAAAACGGGTACACCGGATCCAGCAAAATATACATTGAACCGAAAGCATCCGGGTTATCAGTTGGTCAGCAATTGAAATCAGATACCAACCTGAACATCGTTTTTGATAAGCCACCAAAGGACAGCAAGGAAACAAGGGTACGGGCAAAGACATCTGTATTGGAAGCTGGGCGGGTGCTACTCCCACAAGATGCGCTATGGTTGCCTGAGTTCATGGCAGAGCTTGCCAGCTTCCCGAATGCGGCACATGATGACCAGGTAGATGCTTTGATGGGGGCTATATCGGTATCCTTTGGCGGCAATGGTCAGAGCATGTCCGGCCTTTCATTCGATAGTTTATAAAGGTATTGCTATACTATTTGGGATAAAATGTCAAGTTATAACATGACTAAACGACCCTTTAAAATTCTGTTACATACCGTAACACATACCCCATTTATATCTGTGCAATTTTGCATGGTATGGATTTTACACCGGAAGGATTATTTGCCATATTAACCCGAAGGGTGTCAGAAGATACCCCTCATCGTGACTACCAGCGAACGGTAGATCATGCCAAGTGGTGTTATCAGATAGTCACCGGCGATGACCAGAAAGAAATCCTTGTATCCTACAAGGTTAGGGAAACGCAGAAACAAGTTGACCAGCGGATCCGTATAACCAATTCCCGTACTCAGTATGTAGCCAACAAAGTAAAGAAGCTCTTTAATGAGGTACACCGCTGCGATGATGTAGTTGAATCCATTGGATATGCCAATGCTAACGATACGGCGCTGGAAGACCTGGAGAATGCTTTGAATGTATGGTACGAAGGGAAGCCACTGGATAAATATATCACCAACCGATTTAAAGATTTATCATTTGAAGACCCCAATGCATATGTCATTGTGGAGTTCGAGAATGATGACCCGATAAATAAGAAGCCAACGGTATACCCTTTTGAGGTCAGAGCCGATGAGGTATATGACCCTTTTTACATCAATGGGGTGTTAAAATATCTGATCACTCAGCACCAGGTAGAGTACAAATCGAAGGTTAAGAACACCACGACAACCGGCAAACGGTTTACCATGTACGGCATTGGCTATTCATGGGTTTTGCAGCATATTCCAAAGGGGGCCATATTTGAAACTCCGATTGGATGGGAAGAAGTTATCCTTTATGTAGGCGACCAAAAGAAGCCTGAAAAGTTTATATACAAAGGTTTTGAATCCATGACCACCGAATGCCCTGCTTTCAGGGTTGGTTATATGGATGACCCATCAACCAGAGGCAGGACAAAGGTATCACCGATGTATCCTGCTGAAAAGATCATCACTGATCTGATCTGGAATAAATCAGAATACGATCTATCAAAAGCACTCCACGGATTCTATCAGAAATTCGTGTATGTCGGAAATTGTAAGAAGTGCGAGGGAGAAGGCACACTAACTAACGACTACGATACAAAAGTTGCCTGCTCATCATGCAAAGGCACCGGCAAAGACATCCATACAACAGTTCAGGATATCGTAATGGTTGAACTGCCAAATGACAAAACAACTGCCATCCCACTGGCCGATATGGTTCATTTTGCCGTTATCCCTGAAAGCCTGATTAAAATGCAGCGTGAGGATTATATCGCTGATCAGAGGGATGTATTCAATGCTATATTCGGGGCTAATGTGTTGGACCGTTCGGAAATAGTAGAGACGGCAACTGCCAAAAACTATGATTGGAGGGCTGTCAACAATACACTTTTTGAGTATGCCGATCACGTCTCCGAGTTCTTTAAATTCTCTGTGAGGCAGTCAGCTAATCACATGGGCCAGGTTGACGGGCTACTGGTCAATCACTCATTCCCATCTGACTTTAAACTGGAGAGTGTTCAAGAGCTTATCGATCAAAGATCATCAGCATCCACAGCCGGGGCACCTACCACGATCATATCAACGATTGACCTTGCTATATTATCGAAGCAGCACAAAGATGATCCTGAGTTCATAAAGGCGTACAAGGCACGGGAGCGATTCAGACCAATGGCTGACAAGCCTGCCAATGAGCGTATGATATTGCTCACATCAACATTGCCAGCCGATGACCCGGAGCGGATCCTTTATCTGTACTATGAGCGCATCATGTCAGATATCTTTGATGATCATAAGAACTTTGCCGACTATCCATATAAGAAGCAGAAAGCTATTGTTTATGTGGAGGTGGAGAATATCAGGGCAGCACAGGCAGCGAAGGTTCCACAAAATATTACCATGAGCTTAAACAAGCCAGCAGATGAGCCTAAACAACAAGTGGAGCCGTAAACGTGCGAACCTGGTCAATGAGCAATCCGATAAACTGACTGCCAAAATTGAAAGGTCACAAAACAAACTCTTTAAATACATCACGGATACTTTTTTGCCGTCATTGGAAACTGATGCGAATGAGGCACTCGTTCCAACAGATAAGATGCTGTTTATACCATCTCGGCTGGATAGCTACTATGACCAGTTCAATGAGGAAGAGCTAAAGCCTATTGTATCCACATTTGCCAGCGACATCACCAAGTTGTTGAAGTACAACCAAAAGTATTACGATGGGGTAAAGCCATCAGATGAGCATGGACAAATAAAAGAATCCGTACTTGGTGCATTAGGTATAGCCGATGGCAATATTACAGGAGGTTCACTTCTTTATGGTGTGATATCCGATAGGTCAGCAATTGCGAATATTAAGTCAACGATAATGACAGCCATCAGCACCGGTCTTGCTATTACTGCCTTGAAAATTATCCTTAAGCAAACGATAACAAAGCAGGGCGGCGGACTGGTCAAATCATTATTCAATGAACGCCTACCTGACCCTTATGTTAAGGTGGATAGATTCATTGGTAAAAAATATCAGGTTGCGCTCAAACTAAACTATGCCATCTATCAGGGCGGTACTATCGGCACATCAAGGGATTTCTGTATTGAGCGAAATAATAAGGTATTTAGCAGGGAGGAAATAGCGAAGTTCGGGACCAGTGCTGATAAATGGGATGGATATACCGATAAAGCAAAAGGTGAATTTCAGGGCAAGTCAGCTATCTATGATCCTTTTCAGGATTTGGGCGGGTACAACTGCAGACACTTTTATTCTTGGATAAGTGATGAACTTGCATTCACTTTGAGATCGGAGTTAGGTAGTGGTAGGAGTTAATTCCTTTACCGTTAATTCCTGACCAGTGAGGGCGTGGTATAGGTTTTGGAGCTGGTGGACATGGTCTATTTGCAATGAGTGATCAGTTCCGTATGAGTGGTATGTAAATCCAATAAATGGAGTTATTTCACGCAATACAAAAGCAAAATGATGTTGGCTGTACATTACCCAATTTTCATGACCTTTTGGTGATATCCTTTTTTCAAACCCCAACCTTTCCAACCATTCGGGCGTGATGGGGATGGGGTGAAATTCGGCATTTTTAATTCTTTCGGCAATGGTGCGATATGTATGTATTTCATGGGGTTCGATAATAACCACATAATCATCAAAGCCATATCCATCCTCATTATAATTAACCAAATTACATATGCGTACTTCTTTTGGGTCCATCATAATATTTCCCTTTCCCCAAAGATAAACAATCTGTTACATATCGTAACACCTATCCACATTGAATGTTGAGAATTTTACAATGTGGTAATCAACGATATGTACAGGTTTTATCTGGACATTCCCGGTCAGGGCGTGGTTCAGGCATATCCATTTAATAAGGAATTGAAATGGGTTGATAAAAGAAAAACCGGATATCGTTTCTACCAACGGACATTGGAATCAAGGTTGATCCTGAAAGATGATCCAAAAAACTCCATATTCGATTTTACCAACCTTTTCAATCTTGAACGTCAAGGGCTGACATGTACTAAGGTGCCTATCACGATTGATAAATATTGCGATTGTACCGAAACATGGGAGACTGGATTTTATACAGGGTACATCCGCCTCAATCAATGCGATTGGAATGTTTCAGAGTGTACCGTTGACGTTCCTATCGTTGTTCAGGATCCATATACCTGCCTGACTTCTTCATGGGATAATGAGGTAAACATGTTTGACTACGGTGATCCTGTGGTTACTACATCCCCATTTTACGGGATACTTCAATATGAGACTTGTGAAGATACGGAGGTGCTGTCATGGCAGCCACCAGTTCCATTAACACAACAAAAGGCCGCATGTCTGGCCATATTCAACGGACCCAATATTGACAACTGCATAACAGCAGCTAACGGATGGACAACCGTGCAAAAGTCATTTGTTGCTGATCAGCAGATGGACCTCAATGAAGGCCTTTTTGATGGACCCCCAGAGGTGACTATGACCATGACATTAAGACAAAAGTATGTCAGGGAGTTTTCAGCAGATGTAGCAGAGCCTCCAGGATTCGGATGGATAGCGGTAACAGGTGGATGGGCAAGAGAGGTAAATGTCATAAGCGGGGACCAGCTTTTAAGTGATACACAGGAGGGCATGGATGCGCTTATAGGCGTATACGGTACCGGATATGATATTGACTTTGGGGCAATTTTTACAAACAATATCATCGGCCTTGATGCTTCCGGAAGTTCCAATTTATCCAACGGTAAGGAGTTGGGCCCATTACTGGAATCACTATTGGAGCCTTGCGGCCTTACCGTTATCTCGAATTTCTACAATATCAATCCGGATGCTACCAACCCATCCAATGATTACTATGACAATGCAGCGGTAGACTTCCCTGATATTGTCCTGTATCAGATTACTGATCTTGCCCGACTTGATGAAAGCCAATCGGCAACGGTGGCGCTAATGAAGTTAAAGCAGTTATTAGATGCGCTCAAGGTAGCGGGTAACTGCGATTGTGAAATTGACGGTACGGTCCTAAGGATTGAGCATTTAAGCTACTGGCCTACCACGGTAAATATCGACTTAACCCAAGGAGAGTTTCTGAAATACATTGAAGATAAATGGAAATACACCTATGACGAACAAAGCCAACCAAAGGAAGAAATAATAGCATGGGACAGTGATACAGATGGAAGGGGTAATGACTTCGATGGATTTCCTATCACTTACGATAATGACTGCGTTAACGATGTAGAGAATAAGCAGCCAAAGGTATTAAAGGCTGACGGGTTCCTTACCAATCTCCGTTTTATCGCAGGCAATGAGGATTTTTATGATACCACTGATAAGCTGGTCATGGTGTCCACCACTAACCTGGTTATCAATTCAGCAACACAGCCGATATCAGGGCAATCCAAATTGAACGGGAACCTGGCAATGGGGTATCTCATTCCACGGTATTACAATTACGGCCGGCCATTTAAGACCGGATTTATCAATCAGGTCAATACTCCATTCTTTACACTACTCCGTAACCGATTACAGGCACCTATCACAATACCATTTGATTGTAACGACTACCTGAACAACTTTGATCCTGCAGGACTTGTAAAGACCCAATTGGGAGCCTGTGAGATTGAGACAGCTACATACACGGACCCGGATGCAACTATTGAATTTAAACTAAGAGCGAAGTAATGGCCAGTATAATCGACATAGTTGATCTGATCAATTCAGAGAAAGCACAAAACCCATATGGATGGGTTAATGATGGATCTGAGACTCAGAATGACTGCCATAATTACAAGCTAGGGGGGATATCAACATGCGGAGAGATTACCGATTTTGACCTTTACCTGGATATCGCTGCCTTTGAGCCTTTGGTGTACCAAAAGACCACAAAGACCATTGAACTGGCATTAGGCAAAGACCTGCCTGTGTATGAGGTATTCGATCCACGGGTGACATTTACGGTCATCGGGGATGAGACTTTACATAACCAATTGCAATTGATGTCAGCACATCAGGCAATTACTTTTACCAATATTGACGAAGCACAGGAAGAGTCTGTTTTCTCAATGGAGGTAACAGCAACGCCTGTTAATACTCTTCTTGAAATAAAGGTCACGCTGTCATTTACCGATGCTCAGTACGCCAAAAAACTATGCTGCGGGTCATACTATGAGAACGCACCATTTAATGAGTGCGATGGTGAGGGAGAGACAGGCGAGCCTAACAATGACCCGGCATGTACTGATTATGCGGTTACCATTACATTGACATCAGGACCTGATACGCTAACAGCCTCCACCGTTGGAGGCGGTGCCGGGGTTGAAACATTCACATGGTACAAAGACGGTGTACTATTCGGGACAGGCGTATCAATAAATCCTGTATTATCAGGGGTGTATCGGGTTGATGCTGTTAAGGGTAATTGTACGGACAGCACATCTTATTCATACTCACTTGGCTGTGATGGATACGCGGTTACAATCACATCTATCTTATTGGAAGATGGGTCTTACATCTACATAGCAGAGGCGAATCTATTATCTACATTCCAATGGGAAGAAGAGATAGCAGCTGTCTGGACAGAGATAGTAGGAGAGACAGGCGTATCATTTCAACCGGAAGCATCCGGTACATTCAGGGTAGTAGCAACATCAGGAAGCTGTGAGGCTACAAGTACGGAGGTTGAATATACAGAACCTACAACATGCGATGGGTTATTCACTATCACTTTGGTAAACAATGAGGGCACGCTTGAGGTAACGATAGTTGATTATGCGGGTGTTGATACCCCTGTTTATGAGTGGTATTTAGATACAGGTGATGGCCTTGCGATACTATCAGGTGAGACAGGCGCAACGGTGGCAGATGCAGCACCTGGATTTTATACCGTTGTTGTAACGCTAGATGGATGCACACAGTCCACCGGGTTACTGATCCAGTGTAACTATGATGATATCAGCAATTCCGATTGTGTTGATGATTCAGCCTGGTATCAGGAATTTGCGGGGGATGATGTCACTTTAGCATTTACAGTTACCAATTTTTATCTGGTTGATCCGGCTCACGTCTCAGATGTAGAAATCGGGGCTACATACTTAGTACAAAAGAATGGTAACACATTAAATTATAATGCTACTCCTTCGACTGCTACACATTACGGTATCGACTATGCCAATCAGCAATTAGAATTAGCAGCAGGCTTCCCACTCCTTACAGGTGAGACATTGACAATCAGAAAACTAAAATCCGTAAAACTGTAATGAGGTATATCTTTTTCATATTATCAATTATCATTTCGCAAATTGCGATCTCCCAAACCGTAACCCAACCCGGCCTGCGCGATTATCAGGTATCCGGGGCGAACCTTCCTGATTCGGTTCTGTACATATTGGGAACGGATACTTTGGACGGTTCGGCTAAACAGGGGTTGGGTAAGTTTCATCGGGCTGATACTTTATTTTCCAGATTTGGCGACCATGATTTTTACGGATTGAACACAGGCAGATCACCTGTATTTGGTGAGGATTCGATTGAGACGGCTTTGGATTCGATGTATGTATTATTCAAAGGATTAGACGCTGGATTGGTTACAAAAATTGAGATGCTTCAAAATGGTATTCTGCAATTTGATAAGACAGATGCTGTATCAGGGGCGACTAAAGAATACATGACGGTAAGGCCGTTACAACAAGATGAGGGTAATGTGGATTATGTATACTCAATATTCACAGCCGATCACTACGGAGATCGGTTTAATGACATCCATTCTCAGGGGTGGAATCTACTTGGAGGCAATGTCAAGGAATCAGGCAAGCAAGGATTCGGACACGTTACTGAGGGATTTTTTCAGGAGGATGCTACGACACTAAGATTTGAAGATCATACTATATTCTACACAGATGCAGGATATCCGTATCGTAACGAATCTCTGGTAATTACAGACGGAGACTTTAGTGAGTGGTATAAATACTTCACAACAAATGATGTATTCGGCCTTGATCCCCGTAACAACTATAAGTATTTTCAATTCGCTTGCACATCAGATACGGGTGTAGTAGAAATGTTCTTATGGTCACCTAAGAGCGCAAATACAAAGGCGGCTGTATTCCAATGGAACGAGACTACTAATCGTCTTAGCCTATACCCACAAGGCACGTCCAACAGCACGATAGATATGAGTCCATATCCATTCTCCCGTCATGCCCTCATCCAGCGTACTACTGTAGCGTCTGCCTATGGACTTACGATGGCCACCATCGCAGGGAATACATCAGATGGATACTTCGGAAATATTACACCCGGATATGGAATAGATTTGACATCTGACGTATTGTTAATTGATACGTCACAAGTAGCTACGCCATACGACCTAACACTAATTAGCGGTGGCGGTGATGATTGGGGAACCGATGTAGTCAATACCGATCTGACATTAACAGGTGATGGAACGGTAGGCAATGTGCTGAAGGTGGATACATCGGAAATAGCGACCCAATTTGATTTGGTGGGAGTAGGTACGACCGATCTATCAATTGCCCAATCAGGCGGAACCCAAGTAATCCAGTCAAGCACCGGCACTGACGTAGGGGTAAGGAATTTATACGGGCTATTGATTACGGAGGGCGCAACCGATACGCTGCATTTCAGGGTTGATTCATCCCTGTTTGCAACGACTTACGACCTCACACAAATACCGATTAGTTCACTCAGGGATGCAGCCGCAACCAACTCAATAAGTAATGCCAACTACAAACAGGAATGGGCATGGAATACATTAGCAGGGGGTGATGGGTTAA